TTGAGCGGATCGGTCACCGCGCTAAAGCCCTCGCCGACGTTCTCGACCGCGCGCTGCCCGACGTCCGAGCGTGGCTCGTACGTCCAGTAGTCGGCGGTGTCTCCCGCTCGCTGTGTTGCGCGCTCCAGAGCGCGTTGCGGGTGACGCACCGACTCGGGGTTCACCAGAAAATCGCCGAGCCCCGCGATCCCGGCAGGCACTTGCGCGAGCGCACCCGAGCCGAGCGTGAGCGCAGTCTCGCCGAGCCCGGTGCCGAAGTCGCCAACGGCGCGCAGCTTCCTCTTGACCGAGTCAAGGTAGAGGTCGCCGAGGTCGTCGTTCATCTGCCGCTCTGCCGTTTCAGTTCCTCGCGCGCTGCGTCCATCGCTTCCTGCTGCTGGCGGAAGGCGTTCGCGGTCGTGCGTGCTGCAGGGTCTTCTGGTGTGTCGTCGCGCAACGCGCGCGAGAGCCCCCACGCGCCAAGGCCACCAGCAGCCATCCCGCCTGCGAGCTTGGGCGACATGAAGCCGCGCTGCGCGCTGGGTCCGCCACGCAGCAAGAATGCGTACGGGTCTGCCGCTTCCCGCGCGGCTGTCTGTGTCGCGAGAGCTTCTCGCTCCGCTGCCGCGCGCAGCGCCCGGGAAGTCGCCACCTGCTTGATCGCCTTCGCGCCGAGCGCGCCAGTGCCCCCGGTGATGAAGTTCGCAGGATCGAGGAGGTGAGCCCCGAGCCGCACACCCTGATCGCTCGAAGCCTGCGCGAATGGCGACTCCTGCATCTGCGGCTCGGAGGGCGGGTCAATCGGCGAACGCCCGGTCCCACCCTCGGGTGGGCCGAAAGTGCCGCGCGGCGCGAGACTGCGCCCGAAGTTAGCGAGGCCTTGGTAGTTCTGCGCGATCTGGCGCGCGATGCCCTCGCCCTGAGTGCTCGCTCGCCGCAGCATGCCCTTGCCCAGCGACCCGAGCGTAGTTGTCGAGATGGGCTCGAAGGTGCGACCGTCGTCGCTCTCGTCAGCCACGATGCTTCTCCAGTGCGCGCGCGATGTCGCCCTTGCGCGATACGTCCTTGCCCTGCAGGGCCTGCGCGCGCTGCTGTTCTGCGCTCGCGAAGTGTCCCTTGAAGTCGTCGACGGTCGTGAGCCCCTCGCGCTTCATGAACTCGCGGTGCGACGTGCGCGAGTGGAAGCGCGGATCACCCACGTCTTGGTAGGCGCGGTCGTTCCACAGCGCGGCGTCCGAGTTCTTCGGCTCGGGCGAGTAGTTGAGCGGCACCTCGATCAGGACGCCGTCACGCTGGATGTAGCGGCGGCGCGTCATGGCCCGGGCATCGCGGCAGGAGGTGCAGGCGGCGCGCCCGTCGGGTCGCCCGGCGGCAAGCCCATCATCGCGGCTTCGCCCATGGCCTTCGCCTGCTTGTTCTTCGCGTCGGCGACGAGCTTGAACCGATCGCCCTGAATTTTCGCGGCGGTCTTCATCTGCGTCGACTTCACGTCGGCTGTCGCCTTCATCATGGTGCCCTGCGCGTCGGCCTGGGCGCTCACCATCGCCGGGTCGGGCTTGGGCGGCTGCGGCTGCTGCGCTTGCTGGGTCATCGCCTGGATCGCCTGGTCGAGCACACCCTCGATCTGCTTCCCGGCCTTGAAGCCCGCGAGGAACCACTGCATCACCTGCAGCATGAACGGCGCGGCCTCGGGCTTCGCCTGCACCAGCGGCCACGCCGCCTGCAGGTACTGCCCGATGGCGGTGATGCACTGGGTGCGCGCGTCCTGCTCGGCGGCGTAGTCGGTCATCGCCATCGTGTCGGGGTCGACCGCGAGCGAGTAGATCGCCATGCGCTTGTCGCGCAATAGCTCGATCGCGGGCTGCGCGTACTGCATGTCGGGGGTCTTGTCGATGAGCGAGCGCCGGATGAGCGTCTCGGGCTGGAAGTGCGCGGCCATAATCTCGGCCTTGATCGCGAGCGCGCTCTGCACGAACTCGGCAAGCTCGCCTTGCATGAACTGCATCCGCACCGAGCCGTACTGCGCCTTCAGTTGCTGCGCGGTCGCCGTCTCGCTCGCCACCGTCGCGCCGCGCATGATGTCCGAGAGGCCGGTGAGGTCGTAGAGGTCTTGCTTGAGCGCGTTCTTCACCTCGCGCAGCTTGTCGAGCGCGCCGATGATCATGTCGAGCGGGAACCAATCGACCGCGCCCTTGATGCCGCCGCGCTCGGCGAACATCGCCCAGTTGTCCGCCGGGATCATGATGTTCTGCACGCGGTTGCTGATCAGTTGGTTGATCTGCGCGCTCGACTTGTCGTACACGCCCGCGACGCGGATCGAGTCTTCGAGAAGCGCGATGCGTGCCGAGATGACGTCGAGTTCGACGTACTGGTCGCGCAGCATCTGGTAGTCGGCCTTCGGGATGAACGCCGTGGTGCTGACGTTCGACACGAGCGGCTTCGGGCACGGGAAGAACTCGGTGAGCCCGAGCGGGTCGGGCTGCTCGCCCAGTAGCTCGGGGAAGCCGATCACCTTCCAGCACACGTAGCGCGACTCCTTCGACCAGATTTCCCACACCTGCGCCTTCGACCACGGGTCGTTCTCGGGCAGGCTGCTGTTCTTCGCGCCGCGCGGATTTTGCAGCGGCACGCGCGAGCCGAGGTCGTTGCCGAATTTCTGCTTGAGTTGCTCGCGCGTCATCCACACGCCGCGCGCGACCCAGCGGCACTCGCGCCATGTGCGGCAGGGCGAGTAGAGGAAGTCGCGCCAGTAGACGTAATCGGTCGCGACGTGCTCGTCGCCGATCACTTCAAGCTCGGGCGGCGGTGGCGCACCGGCAGGGCCAGGTACTGGCGCTGCTGGTGTCATCGGCGGTGGCGGTGGGGCTTGCGGCGGCATCCCCTGCTGCGGTGGCATGCCCGGTTGAGGCGGCATTCCCGGCTGCTGCGCCGCTTGCGGTGGCATGCCCATCTGCGGCGCTTGCTGCGGCATCGCGGGCGCGGCCTGCTGCGGCGCTGGCGCTTGGTAGTCGGGGTTGGGCATGTTGACGAACGTCGGCTCGTAGCGCAGCCACATCTGCCCCATGCCCGGGACGAGCCGGTCCTCGATCGCGTTGCGAAGCGCGCTGTCGAAGTCGCTCGCACGCGAGTCCATGTCGAGGTTGAGGATGCGCTCGATGATGAGCCCGCCGACACGCGCGACGTCGTCCATCGCATCCTTGTGGCGACGCGAGACATCGGCGCGCGGCTGCTTCGCGTAGAGCGCCGCCTTCAGGATGTTGATGTTCGACCAGAACAGGTTGAACACGCCGCCGTCATCGGCGACGCCAGCGCCCGTGGTCTTGCCCCCGAGGTACCGCTTCACCACGCGCTGGCCCGTCTCCTGCCAGCTTTGCAGTTCCTTCTTCGCCGCCGCAAGCTCGCGCTCGTAGAGGTCGGACTTCGTTTTGAACTCGGTAAGCTCTTCAGCCATCGAATCTCACCCAGTCCGCGATGAGCCACTTCGGCATCGCGTAAAAATCGCACACGCGGTCCTGCGCCGGGTCGCGATTGCTCTCGACCTTCCACCACTTGCGCGTGAACGCGCGAATCACGGCGGCGTGCGTCAACTTCGCGTTGACGATGTAGTACGCGTCGAGCGTGTTCGGGTTGAAGCGGTCGACGTGGTAGCACTCGTCGATGAACACGGTCGAGAACGGGAAGTCGTCCTCGCAGGTGAAGTCGATCTTGCGGTGCTTCACCTCGACGCGCTTTCGCACGATGAGGTCGCCGCAATCTGCGTAGAGCCGCCGCACTTCAGCGGTTGGTCGCAACTGGCTCTGCGGTCGAAACACCGAATACCCGGCGCGCACCAGAAGCCGACCGACAGCATCGACCGACGCATCTTGGCGGTCGAAGTCGGCGAGGAATGCGCGGTCGGGTTTCATTTGCCGGGGAACACGATCACCTTGCCGTCGGACTCGCAATGCGTCGTGACCTTGACATCGCGGGTGCAGGGACCGGAGATGCTGGTGCAGCCCGCGAGCAGGACAAGGATCACGAGCGCGGCCCTGTCAAAAGTGTCGGCCATTCGATGCAGCCTCGCGATCCTGCCAAAGCTGGTCGAGGTTGAAGGCGTAGTTCGCCGGTTGCCCGATGTCGCGGTGACGGTTCGCCTCTTTCGCCGTCGCGGCGAACTCCGCGACCATCGTCGCGCCGTAGCTGAACGCGTCCCCGCCGTGGCTCGCATAGTTGTGGTCGGGCTCGCGCGAGAAGCTCTTGCGCTCCTCGTCGTACTTGAACGCCCAGTCGCGCAGCATCTGCAAGCCCTTCGCGCAGCGCGAGCGCGCGAAGCTGCAGCGCGGCACCACCGAGCGCGCGGCGTTGATGCGGTCGACGATTCGCACCTGCGGCACGATCGAGCACTTCAGGCCCGCTTCGAGGAACTGCTCCAGCACCGAGTGGCGCGTCGCCATGGTCTTCGCCTTGGCGTCCTTGGGCAGCAGCACGCGCCCGATCGGGAACGCGTGAGCGCGCAGCCGCTCGATCCAGTCGCCCGCTTCGAGGCCGGTGTCCTCGTCGTAGTTCAGCAGGTTGTAGCCGCCCGGGACCGCCTGCCACCACCACCACGCGGCAGCGTCGCGGTAGCCGATGTCGGAGGTGACGATCACCTCGCCCGCGTTCGGGTCGTGCTCGACCGCGTCCGAGATGCGGCCCTCCTTCTCGGCGCGCTCGATGCGCGACCCAAGTATCGCTCCAACATTCGCAGCACTGAAGTCAACCAAGTACTCCTGCCGCGCGAGTTCCTCAGGCATCCCGGTGCGGACTTCACGGTCGATGTCCTCCTGCGACATGTACCCGGCCTCGATCGCGTCGATGACGCTGTAGTCCCAGTCGGGTTCGCGCTTGGCAATCTCAAGCTGCTCGTGGAAGTGGTTGTAGCCGCGCGGCGTGCCGATGAACGCGGCCCAGCCCTTGTTTTGCCGCAGGATCGGTCGATAGAACATC